TGCTCGATCAGGCCGATCTGCACGACCGCCCCATGTCCGTCGAAACCTTGAGTTTTCACGTCCGGTATCTGGCGGACAAAGGCTGGCTGGGCTTCCGGGAGGAAACCCCGCCTGACTCGAAGGTCAAGGCCATCCGGACGGTTTGGATTACAGCGCTTGGGATTGATCTTGTGGATGATGTGCGATGAAAATCGGCAAGCGCAAAGCCTGGATCGAGAAGCAGCCGGAAGAGATCCGGCTCTATGTGCTCAAGCTCCTGGGCGACCCGGCGGTCACTTACCCGGAGGCCTCCTGCCGGATACAAGCGAAATTTGGCTTGAAGGTTCCAGCCTCGACCCTGGCTTACAGCCGCAGCCTGACCGTGGGCCAGGACGAAGAGGATTTGCAGGCGGCCAAGCAGGAAGCCGCAGCCTTCACCGAGTTCATGCGGCAGAATCCCGATGTGCCCGAGGAACGGCTGCGCAAGGTTTGGTTCTACCGGCGCCTGGCCTCGAAGGAATTCCGTGATAGCGCGATCGAGCCCGGCAAATTGGTTTTTCTGGCGCAGCGGGAACGCGAGCTCGAATTGCGCGAGCGGCAGATCGCGGCGGTGGAAAGACAGAACGAATTAAAGGGTCGGCAGGTCGAAATGCAAGTGGAAAAGATGCGCCGGGATTTGGAAGAAGCAACCCATGAAGCAACCAGCAAAATCGGCAAAGGCGAGGCCGTCACGGTTGACGACATCAACCGCATCCGTGAACGTACCTTCGGTCTCCCTCCCCTTGCCGCCGGTCCTCCAGCTTAGACCGTATCAACAACGCTGGATCGATGACCGGTCGCGGTTCAAGGGTTCGGTGAAATCCGCCCGGATCGGCTACTCGTTCGGGACGGCTTACGAGGCTGTCGAGGACTGCATACTCCACCGCACTACGTGGACCGTGCTCTCGGCCTCGAAACCGCAATCGGTGGAGTTTGTGCAGGAGCACGTCGGCAAAATCAAGGAAGCGATGCAGTTTACTGCGGAACTCTTTGAGGAACCTTTCGCCGATGAACTCGGCAAGACGGATGTGATGCAACAGGTGGCCAAATTCCCCAACGGTTCCCGCATCATCGCCCTGCCTGCCAATCCGCGCACGGCCCGCGGCTATCCCGGCAACGCCATCCTGGATGAGTACGCGCACGGGGAAGATTCCTATTCGATCTGGGCGGCGATCACCCGGCAACTCGCCCTCGGGCATAAGTTACGGGTGCTCTCGACGCCGAATGGCGAACAGGGGAAATTCTTTGACCTGGCCAAAGCGGCCGGACTGACGGACGGGGTGGCCCCGGGAGTCAATCCCAAAATCATCAAGGACTGGTCGTGGCATTGGGTGGACTCCACCATGGCGATTGCCGAAGGCTGCCCCATCAATCTCGACCAAATGCGCCAACTCTACGAAGGCGATCAAGACACGTTTCTGCAGGAATTCTTCTGCGTGTTCTTGAAGGCCGTGGGCGCCTGGCTGGATCTCGAAATGATTGCGCGGGCGGAGAGTGACGAAGCCTCGCTCGAATGGCCCGCCGGGTATAAGCCCGTCGGACGACTTTATGCCGGGATCGATGTGGGCCGCGATGCCGACCGCACGGCCTTGTGGCTGGACGAGCGCCTGGGCGAAATCAGCGTAACGCGCCTCGTGCTTCGGCTGCACGCCATGCCCTTCTTTGGCAAAGACGGCCGGCCGGGCCAGGTTGACTTTCTCGATCCGTGGATTCAGATGGCCGACCGGGTAGCGCTCGACTGTACCGGCATGGGCGTGGGCCTCTATGATTGGTTCAATGCCAAATATCCCAGCAAAGTCATGGGCATCAACTTTGCGGGAACGAACGAGCAGCACGTCCGCATCAAGACGGCCATGGCCATCGGCATGAAAGGCCGTTTCGAGAAGGGCTTGAATCGCATTCCGCGCGACCCGGAAATCCGTCAGGCATTGCAAGCCATCAAACGCGAGCCAACCTCGACGGGCGTGAAGTTTGACGCGCCACATATCGAAGTCGATTCGGCCGTCAGTGGCGGGAAAAAGAAGAAAGTCTATCAACATGCGGATGAATTCTGGGCCAAAGCCATGTGCGACCTGGCGGCGGAACGCACGGCGCTGACCACGGAGATTACGGCCAGCCAGCAGGAATGCGCCTACGCGCAAATGGGCGGATTCTAGATTGAGCGATTGAAAAATGGCGAAAGCAAGCAATAAAACGACGAAGCGGCCGCCAGCGGGCGAGATGATGGACCCGAAGGTTCTCTCCGACCGCAACCAGCAACTTGTCTTGACGCCCTTTGCCGGCGATCCCAACCCCACCGCCGTCTGGTACGAGATGATTACGGATTCGGTCCGGGCCTTCACCTACTACCGCGACAATGAGGAGAAGGACGATCAGATCACCCAATGCCTCGAAACGCGGAAGAATGGCGTACTCTCCCGCGAGCGCCAGATCGTCCCGGCGTCCAAAGATTCCCAGGACGCCCAGGTAGCGGAATTCGTCGAGGAAGTGCTGGCCGGCATCCCGAACTTTGGGAATATCCTGAACGAATTGCTCGATGCCCCACCGCATGGCGTGGCCATCGCCGAGACCATTTGGCAGAGTGACGGCTCGCGCATCATTGTCGAAAACATCAAGCCGCGCCCCCCCGAGTGGTTTCTTTTTAATCCGGTGACGCAGATCCAGAACGGCCCGCTGCGCCTCAAGAAAAACATCTGGGACGTGGATGGCGAAGCCATCGATGAGGAGCTGCACAAATTCATCGTGTATACCTTCCGGGCGCGCTTCGGCAATCGGCGTGGCCGGCCGCTCCTGCGGCGGCTTTTCTGGCCTTCATGGATCAAGCGGCAGACGCTCAAGTTCTGGCTGAAGTATGCGGAGAAAGGCCCCGGGACGATTGCCGTACGATATCGTGCGGGGGCAGACAACAGCGAGCAGACCAATGCCTTGAAGGCCGCGGAAGATATTGCCGGCAAGGTGGCCGTGGCCTTCCCGGAAGGCTTTGAAATTATGGAGCCGCTGCTCAAGGCGGCGCGTTCCGTGCCCTCGGATATCTTCAAGTCGCTGGTCAAAGAAACCTGCGATGCTGCGATTGCCAAGATCATTCTTGGCCAAACCTTGACCAGCCAGGGCAGCGAGAGCGGGCGGGGATCGCAAGCGCTGGGGACGGTGCATCAGGATGTCCGCCTCGAAATTGTGGCGGCGGATGCCCACGACCTGATGACGGTAATCAACGATCAGGTGATTCGCCCCCTGGTGGATTTTAATTTCGGCCCGGAAACCGCCGCGCCTAAGTGGACTATCCAGGTGAATGAGCCGGAAAACCTGGCGGAACGTTCGAAAGTGGATCAGACCGCGCAGCAAATGGGCATGCCGATTACCGAGCAATACATGCGGAAGACTTACAACTATCCCCAGCCGGAACCGGAAGATCAGGTGCTCGAAGCACGGCAGGCACTCTCACTAAGGCCTGGGAATCAATTCTCGGAACGCGATCGGCGGGATGCGGCGGCGGATATGGCGAAGCTCGAAGCCGGCGCGAAAGAGAAAGCCTTGACGGCCTATGCGGCGCTGGTGAAGCAGGCAGTGACTGCAGCCACGGCGGAGTTTGGTAAATGACAGGGCAAATCGAAAATCGAAACTCGAAACTCGAAACTCGGCAGAGCGGATCTTCCGGATTTCGGATTTCGGCTTTCGGCTTTCGGCCAATCCTGGACATGACGCCGCTGGCGGAATCGTTGGCGGAATACATGACCGCCGCCGATGTTCTCGGGCGGGTGCGCATGCTAATCGAGGCGGCCAAGCTGATGCAGATCAATCCTATGGGGCCGCTGGCGACGGAGAGCTTCAATGAACTGCTCGGGTTTGAATCCGTCAAGCCCCAGGATTCCATCGACTTCCTGAAGAGCCTCACGGCGTTTACCAAGAAGGCTTATGAGAAGTTGTTTCCGCCCTACCGCCTGGCAGCCTTTACGGTGGCGAAGGTCGAGAACCTGATGTTGATCGAGCGCCTGCGCGATCTGTTGGCCGAATCACTCGATCGGGGCTGGACGCAGCAGGAATTCATCAATCGGCTGAACGCGGAATTTGACGCCGCGGGCGTGACGCGGATGAATCCGTATCACCTCGATACGGTCTACCAGACGAACATGCAGACCGCTTATATGAACGGGCGAATTATGCAGATGTCGCACCCGGCGGTGGTAAAGGCGCTGCCCTGGTGGCGCTATCGCACCATGGAAGATGAATTAGTAAGGCCCAATCACGCGGCGCTGAATAACTTTATTGCGCGGGCCACCGATCCGGTTTGGGGCTCGATCTCGCCGCCCAACGGCTATCGCTGCCGCTGCGAGCTCGAATCACTGCTCGATCGCGAGGCACGCCCGGCGCTGGGCGCGCGCGCCGATATTCCGGGAGGCAAACGCCTGCCCCCGGAAGGCCGCCCGGATGAAGGATTCGAGCAGAAGCCGTCAGCGTTTCTGCGGCAACTCGAAAGCGGGAAAGAATTTTGCCAGTGAAAAACAGGGTGAGGGAAAAATTATTATTGCTTTGGTTTTGCCTGGCTTGGCTGACCGCCAGCGCCCGGGCCACCACCATTACCGGCACCGTGGCCGATGCCGCCGGAACAGTATTGCCTAGTGGGACAATCATCCTGAAATTATCTCAGGAAGGCCTCGGGAGCCTTCCGGTTTTGCTTCTGACCTCCCCTCCGATCCTTTGCCAGATCACGAATGGCGTGATCGCCGCTGGATGTACGGTCACCGGCAACGATGCCATCAGTCCGGTCAAGACCTACTACAAGGTGCGGATCGTTTCTGACAGCAATCAGGAATACTTGCCGGAACGCCATTTCTCGATTACCGGGACCGCGTGGAATATCGGTACGGCCACACCCCTAGCCACGGATACGATCGCGGCCACCGCCTACCAGCAGGTGGCGGATGAAGGCACGGTCCTTATCCAGCAACGCAGCCTAAATTTTATCGGGAGCGGGATCGCCTGCGCAGACAACCCGGCGCTCAGCCGTACCGATTGTACTGTCAGCGGGACCGGCGCCAATGAGGCGAACGAAGAAGGACCGGCAGGACAGATAAACGACATCAATGTGACGTTTACGCTGGCGTCCACTCCCTCACCCGCGACCAGTCTGAAGCTGGTTCTCAACGGAATGACATTGCGCTCGGGCGCGGGAAACGACTTC